ATCGTAACTGGTAAGGCTGATTACATCTTTGGCGGTGGTTTTGAAAATGGCGATTTTATTGTTAACAGATTAGAAGAAAGTCTTAACGATATTGCAAAGAAATGTATTTTAGATAGAGAAATATTTGGCGGTTTTTACTTAGAAATTATCTACAACGCACTCGGTAAGATTTGCGAAATATATCACGTTGACTATTCTTGTTTGCGTAAAGGAAAAGAGAAAGGATATTACTATAAAGAAAATTGGCACGTTTTAAATAAAGAGCAAGAGCGTTATATTGAGGAATTTAACCATGTTAGTACAACAGGTTCACAAATATTTGCCTTTGCAGAATACCGCCCCAATGTTAGATATTATCCTTTGCCAATGTATATTGGCTCAAATAATTATATTGAGACTGATATAGAAATAAGCAAATACTATCTTAGTTGTATTCGTAACGGGATGATGCCATCGAAGATGATACAATTCTTTACGGGAGAGCCGACAGATGACAAAAAAAGGGAGATTGAGGCACGACTAGAAAAGAAGTTTAGTGGTAGCGAAAACGCTGGCAAGTTCTTTATGGTATTTAATGGTAACGCTAATAATAAAGCCGTTCAGATTGATGACTTATCGGCTAGTGACTTGGATAAGCACATGGACGGGCTTAATAAGCTTTGTCAAACCGAAATATATAGCGGTCACAAAGTTGTAAGCCCGATGTTGTTTGGTATCAAAGAAGCAGGACAATTAGGCGGCGTTACCGAGTTAAAGATGTCTTATGAGGCGTTTGTTAATACCTACGCAAAACCGAAGGCAGAAAGTATAAGTAAAGAGTTTAATTTTTTACTAGGCTTTTCAATATGGAATAATCAGAAATATGAATTAACGCAAATTGACCCGATAGGCGTTCAGTTTGATGTTAAGGATGTGATTAATGCATTGCCTAAACAATTTATATTTGAAAAGTTGGGTATTCCTAAAGAAATGTGGGGTCTTGAAAATATTGGCAGCGATAATAGACCAACGCCGACAATACCCGTTAAACCATCAACAGAAGTACAAGCAGCAGACGATGCCCCACAGGCTAACGATGCAATACGCAACCTTACAGCGAAGCAGCACCAACAAGTAATGCGTATCATTCGCCAATATTCTAAAGGGCAATTAACCGAAATAGCAGCGAAAGCGATGTTAAGAACGGGGTACGGATTAGCAGAAAGTGATATTAACGACTTGCTAGGTATTCAGCCAATTGCAGCGATGAAGTTTGAAGAACAAGAAGTTGCTATATTAGGAATGTTTGACAGTTGCGGCGAAAGCAAACAAGACTTTACAATATTGAAGTCGAAGCGTACGGGATTTTCAGCGGTGGAAGAAGCGAAAGAAGATGAAGAAATATATATTCAAGAAGCATTTAAGACAGCGGCAGACCTTACATTAACAGAAAGTAAGATACTAGATTTAATAAAGAAAGACCCTAAAGTTACACCCGAAGTAATAGCGAAAACGATAGGGCAAACAGTTAGTTTTGTTGAAAGTAAATTAAAACAATTTGAGGCAAAAGGCTATATTGAAAGCAATACCACTACAATAGGCGAAGATGTACAAGTAATACGTAAAGTGCCACCAACGGCGGGTATACCCCCTATCAAAAAAACGCCACTTGATACGGTGAAAATAATGTATAGTTATGAAGGGCCAGAAGACAGTCGTAACCGTCCATTTTGTGCAAAGATGATGCAACTTAATAGGTTCTATTCTCGAAAGGATATAGAAACAATAAGCGAAAGATTAGGGTATAGTGTCTTTGATAGACGTGGGGGCTTTTGGATGCACAAAGATGGAACGATAACGCCATATTGTAGGCATAGATGGCAGTCTAATATTGTAGTTAAAAAGTAAATTAATAGTTATGAGTTTAAACATATTGCTTATTTCTGACACAATGATAAAGGAAAGAACTGCCATACATGGCAATATTGACCCTAAGTTAATCTATCCAGAAATTAAGTTTGCACAGGATAGTAAGATATTGCCAATATTAGGGACTAGGCTTTATAATAAGTTTCAAACTATTATAAATGATGGCACTATCACTACTGATAGCAGCCTTATAAACTATAAGAATTTACTAGATAATTACCTTGTAGATGCCTTAATGTACTATACCCTTTCGGAGTTACCCGTAAATATTAGCTACCAACTTTGGAACAAGGGAGTAGTAAGAAAACAAGGGCAAGATACTGACTTACCTTCTATGAGTGAGCTAGTTGCAATATCACAAAACTACTTAAAGAAGGCAGAGTATTACGGCAATAGAATGAAATTATATATCATTCAAAATGCACCGCAAATGTTTACTGAATACCTTAATCCGGGTATGACGATTGACACCGTAGTTCCCGAGATGCGAACGTTTACGATGCCGATGTATTTAGGAACGTTTGACGAATATGGAACAGAGCACCGCCGCCCCGATAATCCCTTTTGTAATCCGGGTGGTTTTAATGGGCAACCCTATCATTCTTAATTTATAATATGAGCAAGAAACCCAATTTAAAAAATCAAGAAAAGTTAAAATTATACTTACAAAAAAATGACATTAACGTACAACCAAATAATACAGCGAATAAAGTCACTAGCCAACAATCACAGGCAGATAAGAAACTGTTACAAGGGGTTAGTAACCGACTTTCTAACAGATAGGACTACTTTATACCCTTCGGCATTCTTGCAAGATAATGGCAGCGGTAATATATCGGTAAGTAATAGGGGTACTACTTACCCTTTCCGTATATTCATTCTTGATTTAGTACATTTGAGCGAAGACACTAAAACTAATGAGCAAGATGTTATGAGTGACTGTATGCTGATTGCCCTTGATTTGATTGCGCAGTTTTCATCTTTTAATTATACTGATTGGCGTATTTCGGCGGATAACCCTACTCAATTTGTAGTGGAAGACGAAAATGATTTTATTGCAGGGGTAACGGTTGACTTTTCAATTAAAGTATTATTTAACAAAGACAAGTGTCAAATACCTTTCAGCGATGCGCCGATTTACATAGACTATCAAACTAAATATGTACAAGATATGACTTACATAGCAACAGGAAGCGAGGGCACTACCTTAACTATTCCGCAAATAGTAGGTAAGAAAATACTACTAATAACCCGTGAAAGTATGGTGCAATATGAAGTTTCAAATAACCCTAATACGACTGAATTTGTATGGGATGGAAATAATATTACGCTAGGTTTAGAAACAAATGTGGGAGAAAGATATTTAATACTATACAGAAACTATTGATAATGAAATTTTTGTTATACTTTTTAATGTTTTTTCCTTTACTTTTAAAGGCGCAAAACGATGACACAACTAAATACAGCAAGTACCCTAATACTTACGGTATTCAATATCCACGTTTGTGGGCTACAAAAGTTTTAAGAGTACCGACTGATACAAGTAATAGCAAAACGGGAGTTTCTATTGTAGGGAATACTTTATATTATGGTAATGGTAGTTATTGGGCTAGTCCTTCAGCGGCAGGGGTAGACACTACTTCACTCTCAAATAGGATTAATTTAAGATTAAAATATACCGATACATCCGCAATGCTATTGGCTTATCGTAATAGCTTAAATAGCAAAGGTACAGTTACTAGCATAACCACAGGATTAGGGCTAACAGGCGGCACTATAACAACAAGTGGCACAATAGGACTAGATACGGCAAATGCAAGCGTAATAAGCCGACAAAGAGCAGCAGCTACATATCAAACAATTGCAGCAGCTATCACGGGCAATTCCCCTACTATCACATCTTCAAAAGTCCCCCTAACTTATTGGAATGGCGCAAACCACATAGGCTATACAAACGGTGCAACAGTAGATACGGCGTGCGGTAATGTGGCGGCAAATACTTTTTATAGTGGGTTCTCAACTGTTTCAGCAAGTGGCACGCAAATAACTTTAACCGTATTATCTATCCCTAATTATTTGATAACGGGTTCGTTGGGGCAAGTTATAAAATTACCAGATGCTACTACTTTGCCTAGTGGTACAATTTTCACATTCAATAATAATCAAACAAGTGGAACTATTACGGTCAACAATAATTCAAATACTTTAGTAACTACAATTCCAGCAGGTGGGTATGCCTCTTTAGTTCTTAATAGTAATTCGATAGCAGCAGGTAGTTGGGACTGGCATTATAGCGCACCATCAGCAGTTCAATGGAGTACCAATACATTTAATTTAGGCAATGCAAGTATAACTAATGCAACGTGGAATGGCTCTGTAATACCAACTAATAAAGGCGGTGCGGGTTCGGTAACGGGAATATTAAAGGCAGATGGCGGTGGTAATGTTAGTGCGGCAACAGCAAATACACCGATAACAATAACTAGCGGCGTAATAGGTGTAGACACTACAACACGTTATACAGGATTAGCTACAATAGGCAAGGCTTATAATGATAGTTTAGTATTAGCAACGGCAATAAACACTAAGGGGGTCAGTAGTTTAGTTTTAAATAATACAGGAGTACTACACACTACTCCCACAACTTTTACAAATACAGCAGGGGCTTGGAGTGGCACTCAAACTTTAGCAACACAATCAGCCTATAAAGTCTTTTGGAATAATACAAATGCTTCTGCAACACCTAATTGGTATTCATTAGACAGTAACGCATTTGGGGGAAATTTTGCGGTACAGGTTAGAAATACTTTAAGTGCAACCCGTAACGTTTCAACAGGCTCAATATTTACTTACAACAGCGCAACGGGGGCTTACAATTTAGACACGACTAGGTTAGGGCAAACATATACAGCAGGCAGCAACATTACTATTACAAGCAATACGATAGCAGCAGACACCACAACAGGGGGTACTAAATTAGCTACACAAGGGTATGTTACGAGAGGGCTTTCTGGTAAACAAAATACCATTTCTTTCCCATCCTCAAACGGTTCAGTACTCTTCACAAACTCTAGTGGTATTGGCTATGATAGTCTTAATTTTTACTATAATAACTCTACTGCAAGATTAGGGATTGGGGCATCATCAACAGGGGTTAATTATGCGCCAATAAATATGACATCTACTAGTGCGCCAACTCCTTATAGAGCTTATGCAAATGGAGCTTATGGTACTAATGCTTGGGACGCATTTAGAGGACCTAATATTGGTATATGTTTGGCTTCGGATGGTTCTGGGACTATTAATAATAATGGATATGTTCAAATAGATTTAGGGGCTGCAACAGGAGCAGTAGTAAATGCTTATGGTTTACAGTTCTTATCTGCTAACGGATTTACAGGCTTTCCACCTAGTTGTGTATTAAAAGGTTCTAACACAGCAAGTGCATTTGGTTCTCCTAGTGATGCTTCTTGGATAACTATTGATACAAGAACAATTGGAAGTGGTACTAGCGGTCAAATATTTATATTTAATTTAGGTAGTTCATATACATATAGATACTATGAAATTGGTGTACCGGGTACTATAGCCGCACCTAACTATGCTACGTTTGGTTATTTTCAATTATTGAATACATCACCATCTAAAGTAGAACCGCAAGCTAAACTTGATATTACTACTTACAATAATACAGATATTGGACAAATAATACAAGGGACTAGTTCACAATCAGCAGACTTACAGCAATGGCAAAATAGTAGCAATACTGTACTAGCTAAAGTAGATGCTAGCGGTAATATTAATACTACGGGTACTGTTTCAGCTACGGGAGCTATTAGTGGTAGCTCTACCATTACTGCTACATCATCTGTTACTGCTTCTCAACTTAATTCTGCTGCTACCAAATCAACAGTAAGCGCATCAACTAGCGGTTCAGTAGTATTTAGTCAACCCTTTGCAGGAAGTAGTTATAAGAAGGTAGTTATTTATTGCAATGCCGCATTGGGAACAGCTAGTTATACTTATCCTATTGCGTTTGCCAATACCCCTACGGTATTATCTACTAATGGATTAGCAACAAGTTTGGTAACAAGTATAAGCACAACGGCGTGTACCGTAACGGGTAGTTCGAGTACAGGTTTTTTAATCATAGAAGGGTACTAAAATTATATTATGAAAAAGTTATTTATCAGTTTGCTACTTATAGCTAGTTTAGGAAGTAAAGCGCAATTAGTACCTAGTATAGATACTAGCTTTCATCCTGTTATTGATACTTCATTAGTAGGTATTACAGCGTGTAAAATAGTACCAATAAAGGCGGTATTAAGTAACGATACGGCTACTAGGGTGAGCATTGGTATAGTTAGTGATAACTTAGCAGATTTGGCTAATTTGAGCGTGTCATTCATCAAGTCCGATTTGTCGCCTATTAAAACATTTACCTACACTTTACAAGGTCAGAACTACATTGATTGGAATAATAATGAGTACCTGTTTAAATTAGTAGCTACTTATCTACAATCATCTATTGGCATTCATTTAACCTTTAAATAAAAAATCAGTTGACTATGATACACCATATTAAGAACACCATAGAGGGAGTAATTTATCTGTTAAGCGGAACTACTATGATAGCCATAAGTTTAACTGATATTGACGTATATGTAAGAATAGGGGCAGGGATATTCGGCAGTCTTGCTAGTGTGTGTGCAGCGATATACTATATTGATGCAACAAAAAGGGGCAAGAAGAAATAATGATAACCGCCTTTAAGATATTGTATGTGTTGTGCAGTATGTATGTGGGCTATTTGATAATTGATAATAAAACAAACAAGATGAAGAAGTTTTTAGGAATTATGTTTATGTTACTTGTCGCTAGTTGTGGATTAGCAATAGCGCAAGACAGTACCGCAGTTAATGTAGTTAATGATTTACTACCTACAATCGAAGGTAAATTTACTTTCATCCCTTATGTATTAGGGGCGTTGTTTGCGGTTAGTGAGGCACTTAGTTTCATTCCTTCTGTAAAGGCTAACGGTGTATTTCAGTTAGTATTCGGTTGGTTAAAAGCGATACAAGGGAAATAAATAGTAGTGGGTATGCCACTCAAGTTGCCAAAGAATAGCATTCGGAGGACTTAGATGCACACTTTACCCACTCATATCATTGTGGCTATACTGCCATAATTAAAGCAAGCGTAACAGTTAGGCTTGTCGTGTGTGTACACATTCAGTAACAGCCCTCAATACCACTAGGTGTTGAGGGTACTTTTAAGACACTTACAAATGAAAAACTTTAAATTAGCCGTATTAGTAGCAGTCGTGTTATCGTTGCTTTATTCTTGTATGACAGACAGTAAAGCACTTCAAACAGTACTCACTAAAAAGCCGCTATTCGATACGATTGGGAAAGTTTACACACAGTTACATCCTTGTGACCCTGTGTCAGTTGTACATCACAGCGATACAAGCTACTTACACGACACCTCAACCGTCTACAAAGTGGATACAGTTGGAAACTATATTCACGATACAACTACTATTACCCACACTAATACTATTCACATTCACGATAAAGATACGATAGTAGACAATCAACAGATTAAAATACTAGAAAGTGAAATAGCTTACGATAACGTGAAACTAGGCGAATTAACGGGACAGATAACGGCTACTCAAGGGCAAGTAGTTACAGAACATCATAGGGGCAACGATTGGGCTTTAAGGTTTTGGCTGCTATTGTTAGGGGTCGTAATTGCTATTGTATTGATGATTATTAAGCCGAAGATATGACATTAAAACAACGCTACGAATCAATCGCAACAGCCTATCTAAATAAGTTCATTAAGAAGCAGGATATAGACTTTGATGGATGGGTATCAGATGATATTGGGGGGATAGCTTCTTTTTGTTGTCAGTACTTCTTCAACTTAGATGATATACGCTACGACATAGATAA